ATGCCAATACTACTAAAGAGATACTTTCGCATGACGCTTATATCTTCGCTGCTTTCGTTTCTATTTCAGGTAATGGCTTATGCTGTTTATTCAAGATTGATGGAACTAGACACGCCGATGCATTTGAATCAATTGCTGCGTATCTTTATGAATCATATCAAATAATCGTTGACCAGTCAGGAAAGAACGTTTCACGTGCTAGGTTCGTTTCATTCGATCCGTTTATTCACATTAACGAAAAGGCAATAACATTCAAAAAGTATTTGCCGAAAGTAAAGCCTAAAAAGGTTAGTCGAGTTGTTTTCGTTAAGAATGATTTTGATTTAATAATCAACCAGTTTAACGAAAGACAAATTAACCTTTGCGAAGAATACTCTGAATGGGTTTCGATTGCCTATTCTTTAATCAGTCAGTTTGGAGAAAACGGGCGCGAGTATTTCCATGTGCTTAGTTCTATTTCATCCAAGTACAACGCAAATGATACGGATAAGCAGTACGATTCATGTTTAAAAAACTCATCAGAAAGCAAGGCGAAACTTTCCACAATTGGAACTATTTACCACCTTGCGAAGATTAACGGAATAGATACTTATTCGGCTCAGACAAAAGAAATAATTCGTTCCGCTGCATCACAAAAGGCGGCTGGAGTTAAACCGGATCAAATCAAAAAAACACTAAAAGAGTTTGCCGGAATTGATGAATCTGATAGTGAAGAAATAATAAAGCAGGTACTCGAAAAGGATATCAAGCACAAGTCTGAAAACATTGTTGATGACATTGTTGCTTTTCTTCGTCCGTACAAAATTCGAAAGAACCTGCTTTCAAGAAATGTAGAACTAAACGGAAAGCCGATAGATGACAGCGATATCAATTCTCTTTATCTCGATTCAAAGGTTGCATTTAAAGATGCTTCAAAGGACTTGGTTTGCTCAATACTATTCAGCAACCGAATTGATTCATACAATCCAGCGGTTGACTTTTTTACTCAGCGTGAAATTTTACCACCGGATGAGCTACTACCTAACCTTGCGCTACTACTTAACTCAATCCAAACTGATACCGAAAACTATGATACTTGGGTTACTAAATGGCTTGTTTCAGTTGTAGCCTCAGCATTTGGAAAACACTCGCCTTTGGTACTCGTATTTTGTGGTGAAGTACAAGGTACTGGAAAGACACATTGGTTTAGATATCTTTTACCTCAACAACTTCAACCGCTATTTGCCGAATCAAAAATGGATGCAGGAAAGGATGATGAAATCCTAATGACTAAGAAGCTTATAATTCTCGATGATGAATACGGCGGAAAATCGAAACGAGAAGAAAAGCGATTAAAGGAAATTACTTCTAAGGCATGGATAAACGTAAGAGAACCATACGGACGTGTTTCAGTAGATTTAAGACGTTTAAGTGTATTTTGTGGTACAAGCAATGAAACGCAAATATTAAACGACCCTACGGGGAACAGGCGCATTATTCCAATTCACATAAATGGTATCAATCACGACTTATACAATCAATGCAATAAAACTGAACTATGGCATGAGGTATATTCTCTTTATATGGCTGGTTTTGATTATTCTATTCTCAAGCATGAAATAAGTCAGCTAAACGACAATACAGAAGCATTCAAACAGTCATCAATCGAAGAAGAACTTATTTACGATAGGATTTCAGCAGGAAGCGAAATGAATGGAGAATGGATGAGTATAACTGCAATAATTCAATACTTGATAGCTGATTCAAAAATTCACACACTATCAAATCAGAAGGTCGGAATAATTCTCAAGAAACTAAACTACCCAAGCAAAAGAATCAAGAAAGATGGTGCTGTTATTACTGTTTACTTGGTTCGTAAAGGATTTGGGGCTGCATTTTAACGGGTTGCAGGTTGCAGGTAGGTTGCAGGCTGTGTATCAATAGCCTGCAACCTCTCAACTCCACTAATACCAAGCAATACAGAAGAAGGTTGCAGGCTCTAATAAAAAAACAGTAATAAAGTGTTTGACATTAATTACACGCACACACACATATACGCACACACATTACATTATACCCAGCCCCTAACTCGTTTTTTCACTTTTAGCCTGCAACCTGCAACCTTTTACACTTAACTTACTAATTCTGAACACTATATGAAGACAAATAATTTTTCCAAGCCTGCAACCTCAAAACAAGCCTGCAACCTTTCTGAGATACAAATGCAATCTAAAGCGTTTGTAAATCTTTGGAACACTAGACCAGACTTGAGATATAGAGTATTTGCCATTAATAACAACTCTCAAAACGGAATTAAGGGAGCAATGAATAAATCGATGGGTGTAGTAGCTGGTGTTGCCGATATGTGTTACTTGAAACCGGAAGGAAAAGTAGTATGGATTGAATGGAAAACTGAGATAGGCAAACAATCAAACGAGCAGAAAGAGTTTGAAAAGGTTTGCCGTCAATTAGGACACGAGTATGTAATTGTTAGATCGGAAGATGAGTTTCTTTCCGTTTTGAATTAAAAAATTTGTTACATTTGCTTCATGGGAATTAGAAAACTCAATCCAGCAAGTTCAATTCGCGTGAAGAAGCATGGCATGAATAAGAAAGCCAAGCGAAACGCAATGATTCACATGACTACTGAAATATTCGGAAATGACCTAATAAAAGGCGCATTGAAGGATAATAAGGACGTGAAGCAGATACTTGAAACGATTGATACCCGATATGCTGAATTTGTTGAAACTCGCATTCAGGAAATAATTGAGCGTAAGTATCTATTGAAGTTTGAATCGAAAGAACAATGCGCCGAATGGATTAACGAGAATTGTACATTGTTACGGTCTGAAGAAGAAAACCCGATTAATATTCTTTACTTTGGATATCAAACGGAAAACGAATTTGAGATAGGTAACTGGAGAGATTCACCCGATGCAATCAATTTCTTGACTAAACCAACTGACCATTCAATCGAAGAAGAATGATGCTAACGGACAGCCGAGTAATCATCAAGAATATTCGGATAAGTGAAATGCAGGTAAAACAGAAAATGATTGATTGGGGCGTACTTGAATCGTCTTGGATTCATACAGCGATTACTTGTTTAGCATTGAAAGAGGTTGGAATTGATTACGAGAATTTGATTGATACCGAACAGGATAAACTTGAAAAAAGAGTAACAATGACTACCGAGCGCGTATGCTTTCCATTAACGCCGAAAGACACTTACTATCAAGTCCATCTTGAACTATTCCCTGAGTTTGAAGTTGTTAAAAGGTGTATTAAAGAGAACTGAGATATGACAACCGAACCTATTGCGTCAGAGTTTTATTGGTTACCATGTAAAGAGCAAAGATTTTTCACTCGAATTCAAGAAAACGAACTAGAACAAGGAATGACAATACTTTACAAACCCGTTATGACAAAACAAGAAGAAATTGAAGATATCCAAAATACGATTAGACAACTTCAAGAAAATGTCGAAAGGCTAAAATCAGAAAGCCCAGAAGATAAATTCAAAAAAGTTGACCTTTCATTTTCTAAATCAGAAATTCAATTGCTAGGTAATACATCATTTGAAGTTCATTTTAAAGAAAATGAAGCTGGAACTATTGAAAGAACTCATTCTGCAAAAGTTGAAGACTTTGAAAAGATTGATGTTAATTCGGGTAGCAAATGGGTTGCTAAACAATTATTACCATAACTTCGTATAGATTGAAAAAATAAAGTTATGGCTGGAGGTAGACCGACTGATTATAGACCTGAATATTGCGAGCGTGTAATCGAATACGGCAAAGAGGGAATGTCTAAAGCTGAGATGTGCTTAAACTTAGATATAAACCGCTCAACTATGACACTTTGGGAGGAAGTTCATCCTGAGTTTTCCGCAGCCATAAAAGAAGCAATCTATTATTCTCAGGCTTGGTGGGAGATGCGAGGCAGGAAAGCAACGTTTAATTCAGAGGGATTCAATGCGACTTCTTATATCTTCAATATGAAGAACCGATTCAAAGAAGATTGGAGCGATACGAGCAAACAGGAGTTAACCGGAAAAGACGGCGGACCACTCGGAGTTAAATTCGAGGGAATGGATGAAGCAGGACTTAATAGTTAATCGGGCGTACCTAAAGCTATTCACATCGAAAGCTAGGTATAAACATCTTTGCGGTGGGCGTGGTGCTGGAAGGTCGTATGTCATTGGACAAACGGCAATTATCCGAATGTACGAACCAGCTTATTTCAGGGGAATTATAGCCCGTCAAAACTTTGCCGACATTCGAGGCAGTCAGTTTCAGCAAATAGTTGATATTATTGAAGATAAAGGATTAGAAGATGATTTTCATATCCTTGAACATACGATGTCGATTACCCATAAGCGAACCGGAAATCAAATCTTCGCAAAGGGATTTAGGGCAGCTTCAGGTAGTTCAACTGCAAAGATGAAGTCCATTACTGAGGCTACTTGGGTTTGGATTGAAGAAGCTGATGAAGTTGGAAAGGATGACTTTGATAAGTTAGATAAGTCGCTACGTTCACTTAAGGGGGCATCACTTGAAGTATTGTTCAGCTATAACACCGACAATGAAGATAGCTGGTTGAAGTCCGAGTTTCACGATAAGAAGCGAGATGATACCGAAATAATCCATACTACCTACAAAGACAATTTAAAGAACCTACATCCGGATTATATCAAGGTACTTGAACGGATGATTCAATCCGACCCTGAAGCGGCTAAGTCCGATGTGTTTGGATTGTGGGGCGGTGGTAAGCGCGGAAAGGTTTACGATAATTGGAGAAGTGCCGATTCGATGCCCGAAGATTTTAAGATAGAATGTTACGGGCTTGACTTTGGATTCACAAACGATCCGACTGCATTAGTTCACATTCGATATTCACAGGGGGATATTTACGTCAAGCAGTTGATTTACGATTACGGCTTGACTAATCCCGATATTTGTAAACGTATGAATGAATTAGGCATTACGAAAGCCGATAAGATTCATGCTGATAGTGCCGAGCCAAAGTCAATAAAAGAAATTCAGAATCAAGGATTCAATGTAATTCCAGTAATAAAAGGAATTGATAGTATTATTCAAGGAGTTCAGAAAGTAAAACAGTACCAAGTGTATATTGTTAATTCACCTGACATTCAAAAAGAAAATAAGAATTATATTTGGCATGTCGATTCAAATGGAAAGACAACTAACAAACCGATTGACCGCTGGAATCACGCGAAAGATGCGATTCGTTATGGTGTAGTTGGAATGCTAGGCAAGCCAATAAGTAAGAAACCGACAATATCAACACCGGGCAAAAGATGAGTTTACCGTTCAAGTACAAAGGTCAAGAAAAGCGAATACCTACATCATGGGATGATTTAACCGTTGGACAATGTATTGACCTAATCGAATGGTCTAAGACGGGCGAAAACGATATGATTAAACTCGCCTCGATTGCAAGTGGTATCGAAGTGGGTGAATTAAAAGAAATGAAAGTCGAGAAAGTTACTGACGTGGCATTTCCGCTTTACCAGCTTGTCATTCACGATTCATTTGATAAAGACGATTGGACTTGCCCGCCTTCGTTTCAAATATTAGATAGACGTTATTCATCTTATCAAGAAATTGGCAACCTGAAATACGGATGCATGGATATTTTTGAAAAGACGATTGCTGATGAATCGACTACTTTGATTGAAAAGATTCCGTTAATCATTGCTTCAGTTGTTTATGAGGGTAAGTTTGCAGGGCGTGAACTAGAAGCACGAAAGGATATTGAAACATTGGCAAACGAGGGTGTTATGAATATGCCTATTAAGTTCGCCTATCCGATAGCTACTTTTTTTTTGAGCAAATACGAGAGTTCTCTAGCCGCAGCAGCTCAGAAGGCGATGGATACACCAACCTCGAAATCAAAGCCGGAATCAAGGACTTGGAGAAGTTTGGTAAATTCGGTTCGGTCTATTCTCTTTCGGGCGGCGACCCGCTCAAGTTCAGTCAAGTCTTAGATTTAACGATGTACGAAACGACTTTAACATTCAAATTTAGATCGGCATTGGATAAGTTTAAAACAAACTATCACAGGTTAGCACACGAAGAAGCACAAAGCAAAAGAAGATGAAGATATTCGACATACTCGAATCATGTGTTTTTCCTTTGACTAACAACCCTCGTTTGCATAGCGCGACTGATTGGGAGCAGAATATTAAAGCCGATTCGATTAGTTACCCGTGTGTTTTCTTAAACCGTCCAACACCGTACAAGCCGACTAAAATAGGAAGGTTCGCTACTCGTCAAGAAGTTTACGATGTAAAGATGTTCTTTTGCGATAAGTCTCGACCTGAGTACACGCAAATTCAGCATGACGAGATAATTGAAGAACAAAGATTGACGGTTGCTCAGTTTCTCGAAACGTTAGAACATCACAGCGAAGTTGATGTAATAGTAGGTGAGCCTCGATGTACTGATATCTTCAACTTGAACGATCAAAACTTAGACGGCATTTGGCTAGAGTTTAACCTTCGATTGAATATTGATGAGGGTATTTGTCCGCAAGTACCACTATTGCCAAGTAATCCAATCATAACAGAGATAAGTCCTGAAGATGCGTACAATACGGGAGTTACCAATTGCGTAATAACTGGAACTGGTTTCGTAACTGGCTGCACAGTTTCGATTAACGGGGATGATATTGATTTAAGCGGAGTTGTATTTAACGATTCAACTAATGTGGATTTTCAAATTGACGTTCCATCCGATGTTAAGTTCGGCACTCGTTCAATTACCATCACAAATCCCGATGGACAGTCTTTTACTTTTGCCGATTGCTTGAATATTATACCTGACTGATGCCGACCTTTAGTCTTGACCGAGCCGCCCTTGATGCTTTCGATAGGAAGTTGATAGATGACCTAAAAGCCTCGTTAGATGCTTCTGGTTCGACTGCATCGGGGCGAACTAAAGACAGCCTAAGAAGTGAGATAAGCGAGAATAGGTATAAACTATTCGGACGGGCTTACATCGGAGCATTGGAGTTCGGGCGTAGACCAACAAGCGGCGGCGGGGATGGTTCGTTAAAGACTACAATCCTGCAATGGATAAAAGACAAGGGCATAACTCCCAAATCGGGAACTGAGGAGAAAGATTATAAGTCGATGGCTTATGCAATAACTCGAAAGATTCACCAAAGCGGTACATTGCTATTTCGTACAGGTCGAAATTATCAAGGGCAAAGCAAACCAACCCAAATAATAAACGGAGTAATTCAGGATGGGCGTATCAAATCGCTATCGGATGCTATTTTACTTCATGTCAAGAAACAAGTAATAACTGAACTTAGAGATGCCTACGGTAATTCAAACTGATATTGTTAAGGTTCGTCAGCAATCGGACGGTACTGATATTACACCCGTTGACGTTAACGTGGTGGCGGTTTATAATCCCGTAGTAATCGAACTTCAACGAAAAGATTTTTCAGGAACTACGGTTTTATCGGCTTGGGATTCGACAAACCTTTCAATTAACTTAGGTACTTTAGCTAGTGAGGTTGAGGTAGGCGATTTTATCACAACGGGAACAGTAGGAAGGCGTGAAGTCCTAAATAAAACGGGTAACATTATTACTTTCGACTTTCCGTTTTCGGTAATGGGTAATATAACTACCTACTTCAATATTGAAAGTCGTAAGAATTGGTATCTTGTATTACAAGTTCAGTGCTTAATACCCTCCGAAGGATCTAAATACATCCGACTTACACCGGATGAAACCGGCTTAATGCGTGCTGAGATAAGCGGCGCAATGAAATCTTTCATGTCACTAGATTTCGGTAGTGAGTTTATTGAATCAAGCCCCTTACATATTCAACAATTCAATCAAAGCAAGGTGTTTAAATTGAATTGGACTGAGTATTGGATTGGCTCAACTGAAGAAAGTACGAATAATACAGCGACCTATCACGGAATCGCCGGAGCATTTCAAATGGGAGATCCAAATGATGGATATTACATTGACTACTATGCAAACCTATTCGGTAATTCGGGCAGCCCTGAGTTATTACCTAGCTGGCTAACTGAGTTTCCCGTTCCTGTTTGTTTTGCTGGGTATCCTTTTACGGTTTCGATGATTCCAAATGCTGATTTAGGAAACTTGAATGAGTATAGCCTTTTGAAGATGTACAAGAAAGCCGATGGAACTATTTCAAATTACAATGAATACGAGTTTCCGACTTTTCTGATAATGAATAACGTGCTGAGATTAAACTTGGCAAAGTTGGACGGTGAAATTACCGACCCTGACTTAGATGTTTCGCTTGATGTGGGTATGTTCTTAACGGATGATTATACGTATATTCTAAAACCGTTAAAGATTAAGTACGTTGCAGCCTCGAAGCAGAGTTGTAATACCTTCTATGTCCGTTGGCTTAACTCGTTAGGTGGATGGGATTATTGGTTATTCCAATTCAAGATTTACGAAACTGACAAAGTCGAATCAGTTGGTACTTATCAAAAGTATTTCGATTCAATAGCTTCAGCTAAATCGTTTGAAAACTATATCGGTAAGAATATCACACCACAAGTACAGGTAGCAGCCGAATTTATCACACCAAGCGAGGCGATCGGATTACGTTCACTAAAGACAAGCCCATCGGTCGAGTGGTACAATGAAGATACCGCAAGTTGGATTGGAGTACGGGTAGAGCCTAGTTCGTTTTTATTCCGCTCAGACAGCTTAAACTACGGTAAGCTAGAACTTACTATCACATTACCTCAACGATTCAATCAGACGGCATGAATCAGAGCGTGAAGATTAACGGTAATGAGTTGCACCTTGATAAGAGTGCGATAATTAGCATGACTAAACGGATAGCTAATATCGGCACGTTGGAAAGGCAATCGAGTTTTACCAATAAACTTGACCTACCTGCAACGGCGGTTAACTTATCGGCATGTGGTTTGGTACAGGGCAGCGATGCAAGCATATTAAAATACAGCCGTCAAATTGGACAAGTTAAGTCCAACGGGATTGAGGTGATGAATGCAGCGGAGTTTACTATTGAATCAATACAGGATAGGATTTCGATACTTATCAATGCTGATAATTCTGTTTTCTTCGATAAGATTTCTAAACTTCGTTTGCGTGAGTTAGACCTTTCCGACCTTGACCATGTATGGTGCATGCAGTCCGAGTATGATTCAATTCCTAACGATTGGAACGATGGCTACATTTATCCTATTCACGATACTGGCAATCAAAGTCGCAGTATCAATAATCTCCAATGCGCTGGTGTTGTTCCACACGTATTCGCGAAATACATCTTCAAAAAAATAGCTGATAACTTTGGCTATACGATGGAGGGCGCATGGTGGGAGCATCCGATGTTTGAGTTGATTATGGTTTCAATTACCGAGGCTCGAACTGGCACAAGATTACAGCAGCAAGTTCAAGTAACAGCGACTAAAACAACTAATCAAACATTCGGGCTGCTGTTTAATACTTGGACTAAAGTAACGGCGTGGGATAGTGCAACAACCGATATTTGGGATGTTTGGAATAATAATTCACCAAGCGGATATGAAGTTAAGTTTCCGGGCAAATATACCTTTAAGGTCAGGTTTGAATCGGATATTGCAAAAGGTTTCCCAGCCGACCCGTTAAACATTGTCGAGGCTCGTTTTCGTATTCGGTGTTACCAAATTGATGACGGCGGTGCGACTGTTACTATTTTAGGACAAACGGAAATAACTCAAACAACGGTTGGTGCTTTCGACAATCAAATAGATGTGAGTATTTCACTTGAAGCTATTCGACCTGAATCACAAGATTCAAACGTGTACTGCATATTCGAGGCTTATCAAAGAGGTGGTGCAACCGGAAGTCCATCAGACCCATATTACAACACGGTTTTAACGGTTGACTATGCTCGATTTAGTGTTGAATACATTGATGCTGAGTTTACGCACTACAACCGACCTATTAACATTCAGGAATCGCTACCCGATTGGACTTGCGGAAAGTTTATCAAAGAGATATGTAACATCGCGGGTGTTATTCCGGTGGTCAATGATTGGGATAAGAAAATTCGACTGATGATGCTCAACGAGATAGCGGCAAACAAGCCCGTTGCTCGTAAATGGCAGTCGATAATGGATTTAAGTACCAAGCCTAACTATACATTCAAAGTTGATGGGTACGGGCGAGTGATGAATTTACGATGGAAGCAGGACGAGAGATATGGTTATTCAATATCGGTCAATAACGAACAGCTACCAGAGAAGTTAGACTATATTAAGTCGGACTTCAACTGGTGCGCTCCGACTTTGATACTTGGTAAGACTTGGTTTTGCTCTCAGATGAATTTATGGGATAGCGAAAAGGGATATATCAAATTTGATAAGGGTGTTTATATCTCGCTTTTACAAAGAAGAACCGGACACGTTACCTACACCTCTCCAAACGAAACAAACTTGAATGCAGCGGGTGGTACTGAGTTCCCGTGGGCATACTTTCAAGCGCAAGGTAGTTTGCCTTACAACCTTCAATGGCAATTCTTGTATGAATCGTTTTACAATGATTTGCTTTCGGGAATAATTGACCAGATTATGCAGGTCGATATTGACTTTCGGTTGAATGAATTTGATATTAACGATTTCGATTGGTCAATTCCAATATACTTGCAAAATCCAAGCGGGTATTACTTCGCACAACAATTAAAAGACTTCACAACCTCACAACAATCGACTTCGGTTGAGTTAATAAGAATCGGGTAAAATGGCTGAAACTACTGAAACACTAATACTTGACATTCAATTCGATTCTGAACAGGCGGTTAAAGAAGCGACCGACCTGAAAAACACCATTGCCGACCTTCGTAAAGAGAATAAGGCATTACTCGAAACGGAGGGCAAGGTTACGGATGCCTACGTAAAGAATGAAATTCAGATTAAAGCCTTATCGAAAGAGTTAACGGCAAATCAAAACATTCTCGTTAAGTCGGTGCAGGCGAATAAAGCATCCGAGGGAAGCAATGACAAACTACGTTCAACCTTATCAGTCTTAACCGCTCAGTACAATGCATTATCGAAAGAGGAGCGAGATAATTCCGTTGCTGGACAAGTATTGTCCAAAACTATTAAGAACATTTCGGACGAGTTAAAAGGTTCGGAGGGTGCAGTTGGAGATTTCAGACGAAACGTAGGGGATTATGAAGGTGCGGCGAATCGCGCTAGTAACTCACTTCAAGGAATGAAAGAACGTTTAGCTGAACTTAATAAGGTAGTTCAGACAAGCGAGGTAGGTAGTAAGCAGTTTAAAGATGCTCAGGATGAAGCTGGAAAGCTAGGACTAGCAATCGGGCAGGTTGAAGGAAAGCTAGACGAGTTCGGAAATAAAGAACCGAAGAACCCAGCTAAGAAATCATTTGATGATACGGTACAGGCGGCTGGCGCAGCGGCAAGTGCTGTTCAATTATCTTCATTAATCTTCGATGAAAATAGTGCCGCCGCCGAATCGCTAGCTAAGTCAGTCAAAGCCTTAGCAATCGGTCAGCAAATTGCAAACATTGTCAAAGAGAAGGGCGCAATCATTGACACGGCTGCAACTATTCAAACTGGTTTATTAGCTGGAGCAACTGCGGCTTACGGTGTAGTAACTGGAACTACTACGGGAGCATTAAAACTATTCCGTATTGCACTAGCTTCAACTGGTATAGGTGCTATCATTGTCGCACTCGGTTTACTTATTGCCAACTTCGGTGCAGTAAGCGATGCGGTGCGTAGTTTCTTAGGCTTGGCAAGTGATGAAGAACTAGCAAGCGAAAAGTTAAAGGAAGCATACAAAGGGCAATCGGATCAATTGGGTTTACTCATTTCACTTGAAGAAAGACGAGTTACTACAATCGGGAATATATTTGATAGGTCGATTGCTTTAGCTAAGGCGCAAGGTAAAGACACGGCATTGCTAGAGGGTGAAAAACAAAAGGCTTATGAGAAAACAACCTTGCAAATTATCGGACAGTTAGAAGCACAATTAAAAAATGCTAAGGCTGCCAACGTTTCGGCAAAGGAACAGATTTCACTTGCTCAACAAATTCAAGATAAGCAGGAAGAACTAGCCAACGCTCAGAATGAAATAGAAGTTAAGAAAGCCGAGAAGTTAAAAGCCAATCAAGATGCAGCGATTAAAGCGGCAAAAGAAGAAGCGGATAAGAATAAGGCGAAAAACGAAAAGATAGCTGAGGACAATAAGAAAGCCGCCGCCGATGAGTTAAAACTTCAACAAGAACTCACTAAGGCAAGGCTTGACCTACTCGAAGATGGGGCGAATAAAGAAATTCTTATTGCTCAAAATGCAGCGGCGGAAAGATTAGCTGCAATAACAGGAACAGGCGCAACGGCTGAGGCTTTACGACTTACCATTGCTCAACAAACTGAACAGCAAATTGCAGAAATAAAAAAGAAATATGCTGACGAAGCGATTGCCAAACAGCAGGAAGTTTACGACAAAGAGCAGGAACTTGTCGCACAACGTCAAGCACGTGAAGCGGATGAATTTACACGCCGTCAACAAGCGATAATCTCCCAAGCCGAATTTGAATTTGCCCAGCAGCAACTTGGAATATCTAATCAAGATGCTTTGTTCTTAAAGACGGTTGAAGGGTTAAACGCTCTAGTTGCTATCCAAGCGCAAACAGGTCAAACACGAGCGGAAATAGACCAACAGTATTATGACTTTGTTGAACGTAACGGTGAGATAAGTTTTGAGCAGTTTGTTGCTTTACAAGCTAGGCAAACAGCAGTAGTTGAACAAGCTAACCAACAAAATGCTCAAGTTTACGCAGCCTTTGCGGCTCAGGTGGGTGAGTTATTTGGTCAATCATTAGCTGAACAGGGAACTGCATTAAAAGGATTTTCAAAGAAATTCCTTGTTATGATATTGGATTTATTACAAAAGCAAATACTTTCGTCTGAGGCATTCTCAGTTGCTGAATCAGTTTCCAAATTTGGCCCAGTAGCTGGAGGTATTCGGGCGGCTCTTTCAATTGCGGCTATTCAAACAGCATTTAGTTTGGCAAAAGCTAAACTATCACAAGAACCAAAGGGATTCGCAACGGGTGTAATTGGTATCGAAGGTGCTGGAACGGAAACAAGCGATTCTATCCCCGCTTGGCTATCGAAAAACGAATCGGTGATTACAGCCGATGGAACTAGGTATGCAGAGCAAAACTTTCCGGGCTTTCTTTCTTTCCTAAACTCAAAGAACAAATTTGCTACGGGTGTTGTGAATTTTCAGGGTAGTAATTCAGTTGCGGATTCGAGCGGTTTTGCCGTACTTGCAGATGCTATTAGTCAAATACAGCCGATTGTTAAAGTATCAGATATCAACACTAAGCAAAAGGATTATAGCGAAGTTCGAGTAACTGGAACACTATGAGTGAAAGCAGAAAAGATTTAATACGTAGGTTATCTCAATCGGGCGATATTGTCGCACTTTATCGAGCCGGAATGTTACCCGATTACATTGGAAGGTATCGAGATATTTACTACGAATTGAACGCTTTATATGCCACCGGAGTTGAGAGGATGGTCGCAGTTCAGCAGATACAAGATAAGTTCGGATGCTCACAAGCGACTGTTTATAATGCAGTCAACTGGATGGAATCGTAATTACAACAACTGTTAGAAATACCACACTTTGTCGCTCGTTAAATTTGGCGACATGGTTCACCACATCTACCTAGAGGGAATTGTCGGAAAGTCAATTACGAAGAAATCCGTAGTATCAAACCTTTCCGGTGTTAAAGCCGATGACACGGTTTTAATTCACATTCATTCAAACGGCGGTGATGTAGAAGAAGGTTGGTCAATTCACGACTACTTAGTAAGTGAATCAACACGAATCGGTTTTCAGATTGATACTATCATAGAGGGTGTATGCAAGTCAATTGCTACGCTCTTTTTTGCGTTAGGACAAAACCGAATCATAACACCTAACTCCCGACTTTTAATTCATAACCCGTGGGGTAAAAACGAAGGGGATGCAGCAAGTATGATTCGATATGCTGAAGCACTAGCAATCGAAGAAAATAGACTAGCTGAATTCTACGCAAGTTCAATCGGTGCAAACGTAGACCAAGTTCGTAAATGGATGGAGGTCGAAACCGAGTACAACGCACAGCAAGCCGTTTCGATGGGCTTTGCCACAGCCGTTGGATTAGATAAAGCCGACTACCAAGATATGAAGGCAGTCGCATTAATTTCAAAATTTCACACTAACAATAAACCTAAAATGAGTAAACCTTCATTCAATGTGCAAGGGTTTGTCGAAAAGGCAAAACGCGCATTAAAAGCCTTAACAGGCGAAATCAAAGCCTTCGATGCGACATTGGAGGATGGTACTGCAATCTCTATCGAATCGGAATCAGAAACGCCAGTTGTTGGTGATATGGTTACGTTAACCGAAACAGGTGAAGCAGTTGCTGATGGTTCTTACGTAATGTCAGACGGTACAACTATCGAAGTTGTTTCCGGCGCAATTACCGTAATCACACCAGTAGCACAAGCCAACGCAAGCGCGGACTTAGAGGCTAAAATCGCAGCATTGGAAGCTGAAAACGCGACAATGAAAGCAGCCCTCGAAGTAGCAGAGCCGATACTTGAACAAGTAAAAGCATTGCAAGCTAAGACGGGAGCATTTTCGCCAGCTTCAGCACAAACAAAGCCGCGCACTATCAACGCTCAAACTAAAGACAAAGGTTTCAAGATGCCCTCTAAAGCGGAATTGAAGCCGAACCAACGTCTTAACGCTGAAAAGAAATAACCGCAATCACTAACAATAAAAACAACTGAAAAGAAATGGCATTAATTGATCCAGCCGATTTGACCTTCAATGGCGAAGAAGCACGCTCCATGTCTGATGCGGTTATCGAAACAATATTCGAGAATCCCGCAGTAACTGATTTGATGACCGTCTATGATGGCATCGTTGCTAAAAAACAAATTCCGTTTTTAGGAATACTTTCCAAAATCACTAAAGCCGATGCTGGTTGTGGTCAAGGGCAAACAGCTAAGAACATCCCAATGACTGAAAAGTTTTGGGAACCTGAAGCTGTTAAGATTTGGCTTACTATGTGCGGTTCTGAGGTCGACGATTCATTTTGGGTATTTGCTCAAAATACAGGTGTTGACCGCGACAATGTAACTGGAACTGATATCGCTCGTTTCGTTGTTGACCGTATGAGTTCAGCAGCTCAAGAAGATTTGCTTCGTATCATTTGGTTTAACGACACAGCGCATGATAACGTAAGTGGTTCAGGTGTTATTAAGAACGGCGTTTCACTTGCTGACTATACTATCATTGACGGTTTGTGGAAACAAATCTTTGCAATCGTAGCTACAACAGCCGCACGTAAAACAGCAATCGCTAAAAACGCACTTTCTACTTATGCCCTTCAAATGGCTTTAGGTACAAGTGATGCGCTTGATACTTTCCGCAAAATGATTGAGGCTTCAGACCCGCGTTTGAATGCTGCTCCAAACAAGTTCTTCATTGCGACACGCACACTTGTTGAGAACTACGCCGCTTATCTTGAATCTCAAGGTAACAGCACATCATTTGAGCGTATTGAAAACGGATATGTGATGCTTCGTTACCGTGGTATCCCTGTTTTCGGTTTCGATTTCTGGGATAGAACAATCCAAGCGGATATGCAAAACGGCACTAAGTACGATTTACCGCACCGTGCCGTGTTGACTGTAAAAGAAAACCTTGCAGTTGGTTACGATGCTGCAAATGCAGTAGGGGATTTCCGAGTTTGGTATTCTGAAGATACTGAATTAAACAACTTCAAAGGCAAGTATCGTGTTGATGCAAAAGTATTGCAGGACTACATGATTCAAGTGGCTTACTAAACTAACTGGGGAGCGTAAAAACTCCCCTATTTTTTCACACTAAAAAAGAAAATAAGCTATGCCTTCTGTAACTTGCCCCGGCATTAATACAAATGCCTTCCTAGACTGTACTAAGCCCCTTTTACCGGGCGTGAGTGATATGCTTTATTTGTTCAACTGGGCAGATATAGCAACTATTACCGAAAATGCTTCTTACCCTAACTTAATCGAAGGGCTTACTTTAACGGGTAGCGCAAAGATTTACCGTTTCGAGGGTAAAAAATCTTCTAACGAACCGAAATCAACTTTGGTAGAAGGTCGCTACCAGCCTTCTTTTACTCACGAGGTTGTTTTCAAAATGTTCAATATTGATTCGCCTACAAAGCAGCAACTTGAATATATGTGCAACACAAAGATCGTTGCAATCGTTGAGAATAACTTCAAAGGTACTGATGGTGAAGTTCCTTTCGAGATTTACGGGTTACGCTCAGGACTTCAAATGCGTGCTTTAGAGCGTGTTTTGAATGATGCTGATACTTTGGGTGCTTATAATTGCACACTAGGAACATCCGATATCGACAAAGAGCCTTACTTACCAGCTACTTTGTTTGATACTGACTACGCTACAACTAAAGCAATTATCACAGCGTTGTTTACTGCATGAGTTTAGACCAGCTAAAGTTAGAGCTGGCAGAGATTAAACACCCGTTGCTGGTTATGCGCTCAGGCGAGGCTATGCAACGGGTTTTTGATTTATACAGGCAGATAGCAGGACGTGATCCGCGAGGTTCGGGGCGTTGTTATGCGTGTGCGTGTGATGCTTGGCATGAATTAAATAGAATATCGCAAGTTGGTACAGGTTGGGATAATTCGTTAAATTTACCCGATTGGATTCCAGTAACCGATTTAACAATAATTCACAAAATGGAAAAATACAAAATGACAGTTAAGAGTTTCCGACCTTTTGGAAGCCCTGACACCATCACAGAATTGAACACTACTGATGCTCAGGTTGAAACATTAATAAAAGCAAATCCTGAGTTTGAAAAGTTCTTTGTTCTTCGTGATGCGAAGAAAGCAAATGCGAAGGCTCAGTTTGAAATCGAAAGCCAAGATTCAAAAGCCGGAAAGGCAAAATCAGAAAAGAAGCCTAAAGCCGAAAAGAAAGTTGATCCAGCAAAAGAACACAACGATGACGGTATTCCTGAAGGTCAAGCATGGCATGAAGAAGAAGTTGTTGTAAATAAACCTGAATAACAAATTAAATGGCTGCACCTAAAGTATTAATTCCGAGGCAAACCAAGCGGCTTGTAAATACGCTCAATAGGACTGAGAATATCCAAACTTGGGATTATGACAATGCTTATGCGCAACGAATTAAAGACCTTTGTAATGCTTCAGGTGTAGCTACTCGTTGCATTAAAAGGCATTCAAGATTTATCGCTGGGCGTGGTTTTGCTGACCCTGCTACTTACAAACAAGTAATTGACTTAAAAGGCGGCACGGTTGATAAACTACTTGCTTTATGCGCTCGTGATTATGCTTACTTCGGTGGTTTCGCTATCCATTTCAGCTTTAACGGGCTTGGGCAAATCATTGAACGTAAGTACATGAATTTTGCCGACACTCGATTATGCAGCGATTCGGATAAGATAGCCTTTTACGATAATTGGGATGGCTTAAGTCAGATTAAAAAGTTCAATCTTAAAGAGATTAAACGGATAAACCGATTCAATCCATCGACTGTTATTGACGAGATTAACGAATGCGAGGGATCAACTTACTTGGATAAGGTAGAAAACTACAACGGTCAGGTACTTTGGTATTCGTCTGAGGGATTTTCGGCTTATCCGATTGCTCCAATTGACCCAGTTGCTGAAGATGTAGAAACGGACTTTCAATCGAAGCTATACAAGAATAAAAACATCCGAACCAGCTTTACAAGTTCGGGTATGTATATCCAAGTAGGAAAGTCTGAAACCGACAAGCAGCGACAAGAAACGCAAAACAACCTTACTGAATTTCAGGGTGCTGATGCAGCGGGTAATATCATGCTTGTCGAGATTGATGCTGGTGATGTCGCACCTTCATTCGTTCCATTTTCAGCAAGCACAACCGAAGATAGAAGATTCGAGTACCATGAGGCGAGTGTTGAAAAGTCAATCGTTAAATGTTTCGCAATCCCGCCTGTATTGGCTGGTATTTTAGAGGCTGGTAAAATGGCTACTTCGTCTGAATTGAAAGATGCTTACGATATCTATAACAGCGAAACCGAACCGGAACGAATTATCTTTGAAGAACAATTTACTAAGGCACTTGGAAAGCCTGTTTCTATTTTACCGCTAACAATCAACTTCAATGCTACACCAAACCAAGTTAATTGATAAGTCCGACATTCAACTGATTCGGGCAATTAGCGAAAATGTTCCATCGGATAGATTAGAACCGTACATAATCGAGGCACAGGAAGTTGACCTTTGCGGATTATTGGGAACTGAACTATTTGAAAAGCTATTTGAAGAAGTAGTACCGAATACATTTCCAGCAACCTACGTTTATGCTGATTTGAAACCTGAATATTCTACTTACTTGGCTTATATGGCTTATGCTCGTTTCTTAACGCAGCAACAAGTAGTGGTAACATCGCACGGTGTAGTAGGTAAAAAAACCGATTGGAGTGAGCCTGTTAGCGATACCGCAATGCAGCGAACTATTCAAGCAGCACGTTCAACCGCTCAAGTGTATTCGGATAGATTAATTAAGTTTCTCAATGAAAATGTAGACGATTATCCCGAATGGAAGAAGTGTGTTCATTGTGAAATTGAAACGGGTAATAATAAAGGTCGAGCAAGTATTTCAGCAGTAAAAGGAAAGCCGTCTGCATGGAGGTTACGGTAATTAATCTAGGCGGCTCAATACGAATAATCGACAATCGGGATGAAACCGAAACATCGACTACAACCGTATTGAAAGACGGCGTTAAGATTTTCCAGTTTGGCGATGTTTGTCGAATTACATTTAAGTCAGGAACGTGGATAGATATTCTATTCGATGAAGTTGAGGTAATAGGATTCACAGTAACTACTATTCCAAGCGATTCGGATGAGTTTTACGCTGCTTTACTTGCTGTTATGGCAGATTATAACGGCGGGACTGAATCAAGCCCTTATAACTTCTCATTCAAAACCATTAACGAGGGAGTAACTATTGATATTCCAACCGAGCAGCAAATGACTGTTTTCGGTTCGATGCGTGTTGATGGAGTACTGGCGGTTGATGGAGAGTTAATATTGACTGATTTACCTTTGGATGGTTTGGACGGGGCAGACGGAATAGACGGAATAGACGGAATAGATGGAGTTGATGGAGTTGATGGAGTTGATGGAGTTGATGGTAACGATGGGCGTGGAATAGTTTCCGAAAGTTATAACGCCGCAACGGGCGAGTTAACACTTACTTTCTCTGATGCAACTACTTACACCACATCCGACATGCGTAGTCAGTCGGAATGGAAACATATTCAAACGCAAACGGCTTCATCTTCGGCTTCAATCGACTTTCTATTAACTGGTGGATATACTCAGTACAAAATCGAAATACTCAATCTCGTTTCAGCTACTAACATTGTCGAACTATGGGCGAGGATGGGTACTGGTGGTACTCCGACCTATGGAACTGGTGCAAGTGATTACATCCATACCCGTTCAACTGGCGTAACTACTTCATTTGCGGCGGCGGGAACTACCGATTCTAAGATTGTGATGCAAGGGGCTACAGTCGGAAACGCTTCAACAAACTATTTTAATGGTGAATTGGTAATTGTTGACCCTGCAAACACTTCACATCATAAAGGAATTAGGCACGAATCATTTTCCTTTTCATCCGGCGGCACTTATTACACGCAAGGAACAGGAAGATATGCTAATACGGCGGCGGTAACTGCTATTCGATTGTTATTGAGTAGCGGTAATATTGCATCGGGAACATTTATTCTAAGCGGGAAATAATGGAAGAAGAATTTGAACCGCCTACACATCGGATGGTAAACGGAGAAAGGGTAGAGCTTACGCCCGAAGAAGTAGCTGAGATATTAGCACAATGGCAAATTGAACGAGAAAAACAAAACCTAAACAACGAATAACATGGCACTAATTTCAATAAGAAAAACAGCGGCAATCGAGCCAGCACCAACCGACACCGTATCACTTTACGTTGATGCGTCGGATAATCACTTGAAACAAATTGACGAGAACGGCAATATTATCGACTTAACTGATGGGTCGGCGGCTAGTAGTCCGAATGCAGCTAGTTTGGTAAATACAACTAAGGCGGCACTCTTTACGCTGTTAGATGATGGACTTGCAAACATTAAAGCCACCTACCGAATAACAGACGCTACCGATGGAATCATTCGAGTAACGGCAAAAACAGCCTCGTTATTAACCGCCACCGCAATGAAAGAAGGTTCGGACGATGGAGGCGGGACAGTAACCGCTGGCGAGTGGGGAAATTACGACTTGGATGCGGATGTGTTTACGGCAACTGTTCCGTATTTACTTGCTCAATTAAAAGTAGGTCAATTTACTTATGATACTATTCCAACTTTAACAACTTTGTGTAATCAATTCGGTGGGACATTTGCAATTACAGACGCCACAGATTGGAGTATAACAATACTTAGAACAGGTGGCATAAGTATAACTGGTGATGCATTTGCTCAGATTTCAGTTGCTTTAATTGGTGCTATTCCTTTGCCAGTTTTTGCACAATCTAGTGCATTAGATTCGCTTGGTGGTACAATTAATTTCCTTCAATATGATGGTGCTGTTCCACCAACCACAGACCCGATTGATAGCTTTGTTGTTAATATTTACGGTTACGCCTAATGACCACCTCAGTAGTCGGGGTTGCGCTTAATGAGATTGGCGTAACGGAAAGCCCTAAGAATAGTAATAAGACGAAGTACGGAGTTTGGAGCGGTCTAAACGGTGTGGCTTGGTGCGGCTTATTTTGCTCTTGGGTATACGAAAAAGCTGGAAAACCTTTGCCTAAAATAGGTTTCGCTTTCAACGGTTTCGCTGGATGCCAAACAGCCGTTGCTTATTTCAAGAAAAACAAAATGATTACAACCGCTCCAACTGAGGGGGATATCGTTTTCTTTGATTGGAATAAGGACGGACGTTATGACCATACTGGAATATTCGTTAAATGGATTGATGATAACACCTTTGAAACAATCGAAGGCAATACAGCAGTAGGAAATGATTCAAACGGCGGTACTGTAATGAAGCGAATCAGAAATAAAAATGTATCAATCTTTGTAAAAGTTATATAAATATTGTTACATTTGCCCTGACTGATTAGGGCGGTCTAACGATTTTTTGTTTTCAATGTTAGAAACCCGCGCGATACCTAGTCGTTGGGGGTTTTTTTAGATAACTAACCACCACCCAAACCAAAGCATGAAAAGATGAGATTACTATGTTATTTAGGCATTCACGATTGGCTTATAAACAAGTGGGTTAAATACAAAACTTTTAAAAGCCAAAATGTTCAAGAGGAAGGTTTTGATAGGACTTGTCAAAGATGCGGGAAAGAGCAAAGGCTACAAAGACCTGAAAAATACCATCCATCAAAATATGTATGGACGGATTTAACACAAGAAGATTAGTAACCTCCCACAATTTTAACCGTACCACAAAGCATGAAAACACTCATGCTTTTTTTATTGCTATCAACTCAGGTTTCGGCGCAATGCAACACGAACCGATTCATGCAGCCGTATTTATCATTGCCTAGTTTCTTTGGGTTGTACTTTGCGAATCAATGTATTTCGGGAGCGATTCGAGATACAACTATTTGCGTGAAGATTCCCCGAACTAATCAGGGGCAAATAGCAGCGTTTAGTTATTCCTCTCCAAGCGGTCAACCAGCATTTGTAACAGCGGTAAAACAGTATAATAGCGCGTGTATCTTCATTGAAAACGGAACGCTTATACAAGCCGGAACTGATACGGTAACTGTTTGCTATACCATCCAGGCGCAACTCATTGATAACTTTTGCCCGTATGCGATTTTAGCTGGTGGACTTGCCGTTGATTGGTGCGGTATTTATGCCTATCACAGCGATGGAAACCTAAAGATGAGATTTTCTACTTGCTCAAATTCGGGAACATTGAAATTCGACATCATAACCTCAACCGATGCTGTTAGTTGGACTTCGTTAATCAATGTTAAACCCGAAGTCGAAACGAAATCAACTGAATCGCATTATAACATTTGCATTCCTTTTAATCGCGGCGGATCTAATTACTTTGCCGTGCGTGAATATGACTTAAACGGCGGTGTCCATGTTTCCCCGATTGTATTTGTCGAAATCCCTTATCCATCTAATGACGGCGTAGGATTTGACTTGCTAGGGCGGAGGGTTAATGATGGAAAGTTTATGTTTTATGTTGGAAAGTAGTATCTTTGAATAAATAAATGGTGAAGCAGCGAGTATACCAATGTGTACCTTGTTGATAAGATAGTAGTCATTTATTGCTCTGGTCAAATTTGCGTACACTAGCCTCGATTAATTTCGGGGCTTTTTTGTTTTGTATATAATTATTGTTACATTTGTGAGGTCGATAACGTTTCACGTATTGGCGCAGTGGCGGTTTAAAAGCACAAATGTTTCACTTAAAAACAAAAGTATATGAATAGCAAAAATGTTCAACCAAGCACCGAAGCCGCAATTGCCGGCAATAATGTGTTAGCTGATGGCTTTATTTGTGAATGCTGCAAACACGAATTACCAATGGATTTTAATTTAAGAACAGAGGGGTTCTGTTACTTATGCGACCCCAATATTACCCTTGCTGAATGTCTTTCGGATGAACCTATTGAGCGAGTTCCCAAAGCTATCAGCTAACGTTTCGGGCTTGTAGCAGTAGGGGATTTATAGCACTACTGTTCAATATAGCACCACAGCCTAATAGAAGTACTAAGGCTCAAAATTTGCACTTCTGCCCTATTGCTACAAACCCTTGTTATGCGTTCGGGCTTAATTCACAAGGGTATCAACTTTTAAATAACAAAAAATGAGTACAACGTACAAAGACATCAACGAGCCTACAATTGCATTTGTGATTGTTCAAAATGAGAATGGGCATAAACGGTATTTTAATGGTGCAACAAATCCTAATATTGATGTTTCGCATCATCACGAAGGGGCAAAACACTTTGACACCTACGAGCAAGCCGAAAAAGAATTAAAGTATTTAGAATTAGAAAAATTTAATCCACCGTTTATTGTCGAAGAACATGAGTGGTTTTAGCCTGACCGCTAACGTATTGGCGGCTTGGCGTTCGTTGCCGACTTTGGAACACAAAAACTTTAACTTTAAAATAAATTTGATATGGAAACAGAAACTTTAACAAACCACGAAAACGGCAATGACGCTAACCGCTTGTTAGCGGTTCGTTGCATTAACGAAATTATTAACTGGGCGCAACACATGGAAAGACCGATTGAAACTTATATGGGTGATACTATCCATGTGGTTGAGTTAAATGACTTATTAGACCACCTAAATAGAAAAGTAGAAAAGCTGTCGAGCAATGACCACTAACGTTCCCACGCTTGGCGAAGGTGGCGATTTTAACCACAAATGCTGATGCGGAAAACAATTGTTGAATACAGCAGTAAATGTCGAGCGGAGTACTGCACCGCCACTTTTGCCAAGCGTGTGTTATGCGTTTGTGCCTTATTTGTAAAAACTTAAAATAAAATAAATATGCCAACAGGTTACACAGCAGGGATTTTAGATGGTACAGTTACCACATTCCCACAATTCGCAAAATTATGTATGAGAGCTTTTGTATTTACAATTCATTTGCGTGATGAAAGTTTAGATACGGAATACGAGCCAAGAGTTCCAAGCGATTACCACTCAAAAGCAATTGAAAAAGCAAAACAATCAATCATTGATGCTCAAAAATTGACTGATGATGAAATTGTTGATACACGAAAAAAGCAATTAGAAGATAGCAAAAAGTATCATTTAGAAGCTATTGAAAAAGCGAAAAAATCAACGACTGAAATGAATAAAATATTATATGATGTTATGAAGTGGCAACCGCCAACACCCGACCATACAGGTATTAAAGATTTTATGATTGACCAAATTGAAAAAACAATTGATTTTGATTGTAAAACTGATTACCACGACAAAGGATTGATTGAAATAGAAATAGGATTGCTAACTATCAACGCTTCCGAAATTAGAAAGCAAATGATTGAACAGGCTAAAAAGGATTTAGCTTATCATAATGCTGAAAATTTAAAAGAAGTTCAAAAATGTGAGCAGTCAAATAAATGGGTTACTGATTTGTTGGGGTCACTCTCGGCATAACGCATAACTTGTTTACACCCGCACCTTTTATGCGCTAATTCAGACATAACGAGTTCAAACGCGAAAATTAACTACTAAAAACAAATGAGATGGGAAATGAGAGGATAATCGTATTAGGACATCGTGATTTTGGCAGGACGGAGTTGCTTGATAAAATTAGTCAAGACACTATATTCATTGAATGCGAAGATAAATCTACAGGAACTATTACAGTTAATGGAGTTGAATACGAAACAATTGAAGAAAAAAGCAATAATAGTAAAGCGTTTTCTAAAATAGCACAACTTGAATTAATGGCTATGTCTATGGGCGGTTATTATGGTGAAGGTGGATATAATCGAAAGTTGCCAGATGGAATTAATATAGTTACTGAATACGGATTAATTCAACAAAAGAAAAGCCGACTATCAAAATGGGAACGCGATGCAGTTGAAATAACTTTCAAAAGAACATACAGGCGAAAACAGCCTAACCCGTAACCTCCTACCTTAGCCATCGTAAAAGTAAACCGTGCCTAGACCCGTACCTCCTATTCTAAAGTTTCTAATCAGTAACATTTTATTCATTGTTACTGGAATAATCGGGCTTGGTTGCCTTTGGTTGACTATCTTTGGAAAGATGGACGGGGAAAAGTTAGCGATTGTTATTTCAGCATTAGCAGCATTTTTAACGGCGGCAAAAGCAAAATCAACATGAATCAGCACTACATAACATACGATACTTTGATTAGCTTCAGAGCATTGCCTATTACGGTTGCTGATACTCCTATTATTAGGGTTCGTCCTGATGGGTTGATTTTGGGTGCGGAAATGTACCGCGAACATGGTGATACTTGGTTAGATGGTGTTTGGTCAGAAATACCTAAATTGCCTGAGCCAATTATGTATAAGTCAGATTCAATACAACCTCATGCGCCGCTTGCTCCGATAACTTATTTTCAAGCTGAAATTAAGCCGCGAACAATCGTATCTATACCCTACGAACAAAATCCGTTAGGTGATGGAATTGCTTTGACTTTTACAATCTTAGCAACTGCAATTTTCATTTGTAAACTATACCTAAGATATGCGGCTTGCAATCCTACTCCTATCAATCGCGCTGTTTAGTTGTAAGGCACACAAGCCGAAAACAACTTATTCAGATTCGTTAGTTGTTTCAATATTACCACGCGATACTGCTATAATCTTTCCGGCTGATTCAGCTTTTAAAGCTGTTCAGTTGGACGTTATTGATGGTAAGGTTACGATAGGTCGAACCATTGCAGAATATCACGGCAATAAGTCTAAAGTACCTGAAATCTTCGTGAATGATGGTATCTTGACGGTTCGGTCAGGGACTGTTCAAGATACCGTTCACGTAACTGTTTACGATACTAAAGAGCGCAAATCAACTCATTCAACTGAGATAAGGTACGAGAATATGCTCACCCGCTTTCAATCATTCCAAATCGTTTGCTTTTGGATATTTGTTGCGGTGGTGGCTGTTAGGTTCGCTTGGAAATGGTTTAAGGGTAAATATTTGAATAGATGGTAAACTGGAATAATTTAAATAGAACCGATTCTGATATTACAAAAGAATCAAAGCCATTAATAAAAGCGGTAACAGTAAGCCTACGTGATTTAAAGTCTGAGAAAATAGACCAATTTGAATTAATGAAGGCAAAAGAAAGGATTAGAAAAGCAACCGAAAGAGATAGGCGTAAGTTTATTCACCGCTAATTATTACCCAAAAGGGTTAGTACCTATATTGTAGTTTTTGGCTAAATTGCGAAACAAAACTACCAATGGCAACCCGTTACATTCTGAGTGATTCGCCCGACTTGCTGTATGTAATTACAGATTTAGAAGGGCAAATTATCAACTGTAACGACTTATTCAACGAGTATTGCAGCCATATCAAGCCTAAAAAACTTTCCGATCTAATGAGTGAAGATTCGGATGTTGACGAATTCGTTTCTAAGGTTAAACTATCCATTGAAAAAAGCCCGTTACCGATTAGGTTATACGCCAAGACAAGGCAAAAGAACCTATCTAATCGATGGATAAGGTGGACGGTTTATTGCATTTTAGGCTCGCTTCATTTCGTAGGTACTGAATTAACGGACGTAACTAGTATCTCCAGCCATGAATATGAAAGGCAAAAGAAGCTGTTAGACGATTTCAGATTCATGCTTTCACACGAACTATTACAGCCGTTGACAAGTATCGAAGGATTGGTTAAATTAGCCCTCCAAGATAGCCCTGAATCAACTGAATTGAGAATGATGGACGAATGTATAGGCAAGTTGAAGGTTAGCTTTCATGCTCTAATTAAAAAGGCAGCCCGCGAATTATGAATAAGCTACCGATTACGGACAGGGAATGTGATGAATTATTACTTGTTAAGATTCGTTTTTATCTTCAGAAAGATATGCCTGAACGGGTAGCAAGGGAAATATTAGAATCGCAAATCAAAGAAAAATCAAACCTATCAAAGTTCTGTGAAGCCCTATTTTCGGAGGTAGCCACAAATCACAATCAAGGAATCATCTCCTAACTAAAATTTATTTTCATCACTTTGTTATTTGTATTGTTACATTTATGTATCTTTGCGTATACCAAAAAAGGAATGAAAATGGAAACATTATTTTTTACATTCAATCAAAACAACTCAGGCGGTCGTTTTGAAATTAATTTAAAAAAAGGCATAGCCGAATATGTAATAATAGAAGCTGTAAACGCCAAACAAGCAAATTCAAAAGCTGGTGATATAGGAATCTATTTCGAAGGTTGCGAAGGTGGATTAGATTGTTCTTGTTGCGGAGATAGATGGTATTCATTAGATGATGATGATGGTAAAAAAGAACCTTCTATATATGGCACTAATGTCTATGAGTACAAGAATTCTTTTTGGTCTTCAACTGCTTGTATTCATAGAATCAATAAACCAATAGAAACAATAGAACTACCATGCAAATGACATCAATGGGCGAAGTTACGCTAAGGGCAATATCAATTTTCGAGGTAGGCGGCGGTTTCGGAAATGCTGACCTATCAATTAACGAATGGGTGCAGAAAGTTTATCTAACAGGTTCGCAAGTATTAGGAGTTGAGCCTAACGGGAACAGACTAAGACGAGCGGTTGAGTTACGCCGAATGGTTACCTATCTGACTTGTAAAAAGTTTAACGGTATAGGAATGAATCACGGTTATGTTTCACTTAATAGAATCGGCTTTTATATAGCACTTGCTGAAGGTAGAGATAAGCCTTACGACCATGCAACAATAATCAACGCAAACAAGCTGCATTTAATGGCTTTGGCTAACGAGAATAAAGGCTACAAGCAATACGTAGAAGATTATAAACTCTTTGAATCAACACTAATTAACAGAGGTTTCATTACTAACGAACAAATCAATGGCAAAAATAAATACACCTACACTAGAGGCTAAGAGCATTCTTGTAGAACCAACATTCGATGTTGAATACATTCGGCACGAAATACCTGGAATGATAGATTTTGAAGATGACTTTGAAATCGAGATTGTAAAAGTTAAGATGAACGGGTTTGATGTAACTCATATTCTTAATTCGGATCAACTGGGCGAAATCCAAACCAACATCGAAGAACTAGAAGCTAATAAAATTGTCGAACCTTATCAACCGGAACTTTAACATGGAAACACTAACACGAATTTACATTTTCTTCATTGGCATAATTGCCTTGCTCGTTTGCTTCATCACTTGGGCATCAATCAAACTTCGAGCGGAAAGGATTAGAAGGATAAGAGCAGAAAGGATTATAGGAGTTCAAACCAAATGGTATCAGAATAGAAAAAAACTTTATTCTGACAAAATCGAATCATATAAGGATTCCATCGACACCTTAAACACACTAATCGAAGGGAATAAGGTTTTATTGGACAGTAAAGAATCGCAACTTGTAATTAAAGAAGGTCAAATCGAAACACAACGAGGTAGAATAGGCAATCTTGAATCTCAGATTAAAAACCTATCCAAATGTATCGAGCGTACTGGAATACGTGGAACTGACGGCGTAGTTCGTAAGTGTAATGCAGGACATATCCAATCCGTTATTTCCGGCACTCATGCGATATTGAATAAGCCTGAAAAAAAAGGTAAAAACAAGGAAGAATTGAAAGAATGCGCTATTGAAATTGACGGCAAAACTCAGTTGAGAAAATACGACCCGATGAAGAATGCGTTTCCGGTGGATTATAAAGAGAAAGCGGAAGAATTTATTGAAAAGTTTGCTCCAGTTATGCCAAATGAAGATTGGAAAGAAAAAGCTAGGCAATGCGCATTAATAGCAGTTGATGAAGTATTGAAAGCATTTGATACTGAATGGGCAAAACTTGAATTTTGGACTGAAGAATTAGGCGACACGACTAAATACTGGCAACAAGTTAAACTCGAAATCCAAACCCTATGAGCGCGAAAAAACAAACGGCGGTACAAAATCTAATTGAATCAATCTGCAAAGGCGGAATTGTTATAATCAATCAATCGGTTATTGATTTGGCTTTGAAAGAAGAACGCGAGCAAATTATCAACGCCTACGATGGGCATCCAATACACGCCCGAAATAGCCAAAATGGAGAGGAGTATTACGAATTAACTTTCGGCACTCAGTCTGATGGTACATTGTAACAAATTTGTATCTTTGCCTACATGAGAAAAATAACTGATAAAATAGACGGCGTGGCGATTCGTCTTTTACGTCAACAAAACGGTATCACTTTGACTGAATTAGGTAATGCGCTCACTCCTAACAAGAATAATCCGCATTCCTATCTGTCAATGATTGAAACAGGCAAGCGACCATTTTCACGGGAAAACGAGGCGGTACTAATTGCGGCATTCAAGAAAGCGTATTTCGATAAGTTTAAGAAGGAATTAAAACTGGATAAGGTATGATAAACCTTTTACTATCAATTCTATTTCTTGGATGCGTTGTTTTAATAGTCAAACTTTGGAAGGATAGAAACTACTATTTAGCTGAATACTTTGAACAAGAATCCAAAGCCAAATTTTGGGAGAAGCAATTCAAAGGATTTAGCAAAGATGAAGCGATTAATAAAGAGATAATCCTTCGTAAAAAGTATGAGCGGCTATACCACAAATCACTTGACGAACTCGACAAGCTAAAAGACAAAAGACAATTTAACGGAACTAAACATTTACAACGTGGAACTAACAGGAAAACTGATTAAGATACTCGAACCCGAATCAGGTCAATCGGCTAACGGTGGATGGGTGAAACAAGTTGGTATTATCGAAACAACTGATAAATACCCTAAACAGATCGCGCTAACTTTCTTTAAACAGGACGTAATTGACCAGCTGAGAAAGAAATTCATAGGCGAATCAATCACCGTTTCAATTAACATCGAATCGCGTGAATATAACGGGCGGTGGTATACTGAAGTTAAGGCTTGGAAAATAAATTAAACTCTTTCAACCAGCACACCCAAATCAAGCCTTCCAAATCGGAGGGCTTTTTTATTTTCAAAATAATCACTTTAAACTTGCTTTGTATTGTTACAATAATGTATCTTTGACGAAACTTAAAAAAGCAATATTATGATACCACAAATTTTAGTAGGAGCAACAATAATCGGATTCGGTTATTACTGCTATACGCAATTCAAAGAGGTTGGTCGCAAGTCGGAAATTCGGCCGGAAACAAAAAACTCTAGCCGATGGGTTTATTTCGCTAAGAATCGAGAGGCTTTATTCTTTGCTTACAATGCCGTTACTCAAACATTGATAGCGGTTAGTATTGACGAGATTAAATGCTGCGTTACGGCTTACGAAAAAGGTGCTTGTAATATGAATCATCATTTGACTTCATACCTACGTGAGCAAGCTAGTAAAAACCCATTTAGCTATTCACGGATAAATGAGGTTGACTTCATCAATCAGTTCAATCTTGCAAGCGATAAATTTGATTTTAGTAAATAATTAGGGACATGGAAAATAAGACACATTGGAAGAAAAATTTGGATAGCCGATATATTTCCGGAGAAGATTTGATAAGCGGCTTACATGGGCTTAAACCTGAAATGGTAGTTACTATTGAACGGTTTAATGATGCTGAAACTTTCGATCAAAATACTCAGCAGAAACTTGTAAAAACTGGATTCTATTTGCGTGAGGTTGGCGGCAATATGTTACACAAGCCAATTATCCTAAACAACACCAACGCAAAATACTGTGAAAAGGAATTTAAGACACCTTTCATGGAAGATTGGATAGGTAAACCGATTGTATTATACGCACAAGCAGATAAGCGATTTGGACACGTAGCACGATTCAAGAAATACTATCCGCAAGCACATAAGACAGTCGAACCACCTAAGCCAGTTGAGGTTAATGTTGATGAGATAGTTCTACAAATCGAACTTATCACAGAATTACCACAACTCGCACAGTACTGGAGCGGCTTAGATATTCCAACTAAGAACATCGAAGCAATCCTAAAAGCTAAAGACAAACGTAAATCAGAACTTGAAAATGGTAATTCATAACGTAGAACAAAGAAGCCTCGAATGGCACGAATTAAGACGGGCTAAAGTTACCGGAACGAAATTCAAAAGCCTGCTTAGTAAAACCAGTATCGAACTTGTTTACGAACTCATAGCAGAAGCAGCTACAGGAATTGAAGATGATGAAGATGGATATGTTTCGTCTGCCATGCTTTGGGGTGCTGAAATGGAGCCGTTAGCTTGTTTAGCTTATGAGGGTATCACAGGGCATAAGGTAAAGCACGCTGGATTTATTTCACATGATAACGCCGATTGGTTCGGGCTTTCACCTGATGGATATGTTGAACTTGAAGATGGTAGTATTATCGGAATTGAGATTAAAGCACCAAACACCAAACGACACGTTAAAACCATTGTCGAGAATAAAGTTCCTACCGATGCTAAGGCAAATTGGCGACCTCAATGCATGATGTGGTTCTTATTGGATGACAAGGTTAAACAAGTTGATTTCGTTTGTTATGACGAAAGATACACCGATAAGAAATGCCATATAATCCCAATCATGCGCGAAGATGTTTTGGATGAGATTGATGAAATGAAAGAAAAGCTATATAAGTTTCGCGAAACATGGCTAATCACTAAGAACAAAGCAAAATAAACCGGCACGAAGCCAACACCTACCAGCAAGTAGTTAATTTTTAAGGGAGCGAAAAAGCTGGTAGGTTTATTGATTTGATTCGGTTGCCGATAACGGGATGCAGCTTGACGCTGTTGGCGATTTTGAAAACGAATTTTTAATTAAACAATAAAAGTAAATATGAAAACAAAAACATCAAGCAAGCACGAAAACGCCAATGGCGTTCAAGGTG